ATAAAGTTGTTTATGGACAAGATTATGGATTTAGTAATGACCCAAGTACATTAGTTAAAACAAGCATAGACAAAGAGAATAAAATAATATATGTTAAGCTGTGTTTCTACCAAGCTAAATTAACTACAAGTGAGTTAGCGCAATTAAATGTAAAGTATGCAGCTAATGATTTAATAGTTGGTGATAGTGCAGAACCAAGATTAATAAATGAGTTAAGCAGACATTGTAATATAGTACCAGCTATCAAAGGACAGGGTTCAGTTACTTATGGTATTAGTATGATACAAGATTATGATTTAGTAATTGATAGTGATAGTACTGATTTAATAAAAGAACTAAACAACTATGTGTGGTTAGAAAGAAAATCACAAACACCAGTAGACAATTACAACCATACACTTGATGCATTGAGGTATGCAGTAAGCTACCAGCTTCAAAGTGGTGGTGATTACTATATTTATTAAGCATGGCTTAAGCACCCCTTAAGCATTAAGATAAGATAAGAAAAGAAAAGATATAGAAAAAAAATAAAAAAAAGTTGCAAAATGTTTTGTAGTTTATAAATATATTTATATATTTACATTGTAATTAATTAAAACCAACACAATGAAAAATATAAAAACTTTAAATTCGCTAAAAAATAAATCAGAAGGTAATGGTAGAATGCCATCATTAAAAAAAGTTTCTGAATTATTAAATGAACTAAATATAGATAATGAACTTGAAGATACTTGGGAAACAAAACAAACAAAATCTGGTTCAAGATATTATACAGGTGGAGGTAAAAAACTTTATACTGGTTTTAAATTAAAAGTTCCTGAAATAAATTTATGTATAGAATCAACTGATTCATATTATAGTTATAATACTTGGCAATATGCAAGAAGTATATATTCTTTAATAAACGAAAAAATATAAAATAAAAAATATTAAAAGAGGCATCCGAGTCTTAGACAGTGTAAGTCCTCAGAGCATTTAAGAAGCTATTCATTGTGAGTAGCTTTTTTTTTATATTTGTACATAACACTAAGCACTTTTTTTTACATTATATATATATGAAAGTAACAACACCAGACACACTTAAAGATATTACATTACAACAATACCAGAAGTGGTTAACAGTAAGTGAAAGCAATGAAGATGATAACTTCTTAAAACAAAAGATGGTAGAGATATTTTGCAACATACCATTGAAAGATGTTCTTAATATAAAAGCATCAGACATTGATTTGTTAATAGAAGATATAAACAAAGTATTTAAACAAGAAGCAGATTTTATTGATAAGTTTAATTACAATGGAGTAACATATGGGTTTATACCTAAGTTAGATGATATGTCTTTTGGTGAGTATATTGATTTAGATACTTACTTACCTGATTGGAAACAAATGCACAAAGCAATGAGCATATTGTATAGACCTATTAAAGCAGAAGTAAAAAACAAATATTTAATAGAAGATTATAAAGGTGCTGATTACTATGATTTAAGAAATATAAAACTTGATGTAGTTTTTGGTGCATTGGTTTTTTTTTGCAATTTAAAGAAAGAGTTATTGAATCTTATACTGAATTATTTGGGCAATCAAAAGGAGATAGAGTTGCAGGTTCAGGAAATGGATTTATTGAAAAATGGGGGTGGTATCAATCAATATATGCATTGGCACAAGGAGATGTTAAAAGATTTGATGACATTACAAAAATGAATATGCACACATGTTTACAATACTTAGCTTTTGAAAAAGATAAACAAGATTTAGAAAAACAAATGTTTAAAAGAGATAGATGACAAGAGAAACAATATTAGAGAAACTTATGGAACAGCAGTTAGTAGATAAAGATGAGTATGTAATATTAGCAGATGGATTTGAAGCAGCATTCATTGGTGTTACAACTAACAAACCAATAAGAGCAGTGTATAATTATTGGAAGTGTTTAGATTTATTAATGAAAGATGAAGATGCAGATTTTGATGAGTCAATAGATTGGTTAGATGAATTTATTGAAGAAGATTTAGGAAAGCATGCACCATTATATATAAAATCAATATGAAGAGTTTTTACAAAATAATAGATAGTATAAGAGATGTAGTTAAAGCAGAACCATTCAATCATGAGATTAGTTTTGGTGATATTGCTGATATAGATTTAAAGAAACAGTCATTGTTTCCTTTATGTCATATCATGGTAAATAGTGCAACAATACAAGACAACTATGTAATACATAATATGACTATATTCTTTATGGACTTAGTAGATATTAGTAATGAACAGACAAGAGATTATTTTCTTGGTAATGACAACAGACAAGATATACTAAACACACAGCTTGCTTTAGCAACAAGAGTAATTAGAAGATTACAAAAAGCAGATACATATAGAAATGGTTATGAGTTAGTTAATGATGCTACATGTGAACCATTCACAGAAAGATTTGACAATATGTTAGCTGGTTGGGCAGTTACATTTGATATAGGTACAACAAGTGAAATGACTTATTGCTAATGGGAAAGTTTGAACAGGCATTAGACAAGTATGCTAAGTATGTAATACAGCAATCAAGAAGCAACCTTACTAAAAAAGGCAGTAAGGCAAGTGGTAGTTTATATAAAAGTTTAAGCTATAAAATACAAGGTAGTAATGTTAAATTTTTAAGTAATAAATATGGATTATATATTGACCAAGGTGTAAGAGGTGCTGAAGGTCATTATGCAGACAAAGCAACTTCTGGTAGTCCATTCAAATATAAAAGTAAAATGCCACCAAGTAAAGCATTTGACAAATGGATAAAACAAAAAGGCATTAAAGGTAGAGATAAAAAAACAGGAAGATTTATTACAGATAAATCATTAACATTTTTAATAGCAAGAAGCATTTACAAGAAAGGAATTAGAGCAACTATGTTTTTTACTAAACCATTTGAAAGAGGTTTAGATAAATATGGAGATGAAATAGTTGCAGGATACATTGAAGATAATTTAACAATATGAGTACAATAATAAGAACAAGAAGTCCATTTTTTATAAGGACACCACAAGTAACAGGCAATGACCCAGTAACAGGCACACCAAATAAGGATTTACTTAGCTATTTTCAAATAGTAATAACTGTTCATGGTGGTGTAAGTGGTTCTACAACTATATGTGATGATTTATATGCACAATTCACATTAAAGAAAAAACCATTACCTAATGAAATATCAGCAACTTTTGAAATAAGTGAAATAGTTAATGACCATTTAATACAGACATTTAATGGTACTTATTCAACAAGTGCAAGAACACAATCTATTTGGGTTAATGTATCTACAACAGCAAGGCAAGCAGATGGAACTATTATAGGAAGTGCAACAAACACAACATATTTAGCACAAGAAGGTTTTAACAAATTTAAAGAGGGTGTTAACTACACTATAGAACCAATAGCTATGATTAGTGCTGATTACTTAGAGTATCACAAAGGCAGCTTTATTACTTTACCTATTAATGGTGAAAGAGTAAGCAGATTAACTTGGAAGCTAAATGGAAGTACAGTAACAACTATTAACTTTACTGATAATGGCAACCAGAATCAGAAAGTAAAATATGGTTCAGTAAACACAGCAGCACAAAGCTATGATGAAGTAATAGTAACTTATGATACTACACAAAACAAAACTATAACACTTAAAGAAATATCTGAGTGCAAGTATGAGGTATTTAAAGTAACATTCTTAAATAGATGGGGAGCTTTACAAGATATATTCTTCTTTAAGAAATCTACTGAAAGTTTAGATACAAGAAGTGAACAATATAATAGAAGCATATTTAAAGCAAGAGATGTTTCATTAGAACCACCTGAAGAGGGAGATGATTGTACAGAAACAGTTACATTTAATTCTTATTCTACTACAGCACATGCAAAGAAAACATTTAATGTAAATGGCACAGAATCAATAACATTAAATAGTGGCTTTGTTAGTGAAACAGGCAATGTATATTTTGAAGAGTTAATGGTAAGTGAAAACATTTGGTTAACAGATGCAGCTGGTGTTGTATATCCAGTAAACTTAAAGGATAGTAACTTCATTTACAAGACAGGATTAAATGATAGAATGATAAACTATACTATGAACTTTGAGATGGCATTTGATTTAGTAAATAATATTAGATAATGCAAAAGATTATACTATATATACAACCTCAACTTAGAACAACTACTACTGCACAAGATTATGTAAGAGTTGATTTAATGGAAGAAGATTTAATTACACTTACACAGGTAATACAAGATGTTAAAAGCATTGACAAAGTATTTACTGATTATAGTAGAACATTTAACTTGCCTGCAAGCAAAACAAACAACAAGATATTTAAGTATTGGTACAACCCAGATGTAGAGGGTTTTGACAATCAGATAATGGCTAATGCAAGAATAGAGTTAAATCACTTTGCATTTAAAGAGGGTAAGATAAGATTAGAGAGTGTTACTATGAAACATGGTGAACCAAGTTTATATAAGATTACATTCTTTGGTAATACAGTAAAGCTAAATGATTTAATTGGTGAAGATACTTTAGATGACTTAAGGTGGTTAAATAATTTTAATCATAACCCAACAGATACTAATGTTAAAGATGGTTTAGAAAATGGTTTAAATTTTACAGTTAGTTCTGTATCATATCCTGATGCAATTATATATCCACTAATAGCACATAGTCAACAATATGTGTATGATAGTGTTGGAAATATTATATTAACTGGAACAGCAACATCATCAGCAGCTTCAAAACTTGTTGACACATCAGAAAATTTTACTAATGTAGTATTAGCAGGAGATGTTATTTTAAACACTACTGATACGACTCAAGCAACTGTAGTTTCTATTGATAGTAATACAGAGCTTACATTAACTTCTGATATAATGTCAAATGGTGAAAATTACACCATTATAAGAGCAAATGGATTAAATATTTATGCTTCAGGACAAAACCTTGGTAGACGTGGTGTAATATCAGAAGATTTAAAACCAGCTATACTTGTTAAGCATATTATAAAAGCTATTGAACAGAAATATTCATTAACATTCAAATCAGGAGAGTTTTTTGATAGTACTCATGTTAGTAATTTATACATGTGGCTACATAGAGATAAAGGAAAACTTACTACTGAAAACTTTAAACTTTTAGATAGTCAATCTTTCACTTGTGTATCTACTTTTGCTGAATGTCAACATTATCAAGGAACTGCACCTAATTGTGAATTTGATACTTCTACTGGATTATTTAATTTTCATGATGCTAATTCATTTCCAGATAATGGTCAAGAGGGTTTTAACTTTAATGTAGAGATTACACCAACAGTAGCATCAACAATATATACTATAGAAGTAATAAACACTTTAGATAATGTAGTATATGCTACACTTGAAAATGTTACAGGGACACAAACATTAAATTCATCTTTTGGTTTTGATAGAAATATACCAATAGCATTAAATGAAAAATTTTCTTTAGCTGCAAGAGTTAAATCTAATTCATCTTTACAATTTACATGCACAATTAATTTACAACATAGTTTTGTAAATCTTGGAACAAGAACTACTATAGCAGCAGAAATGCAGTCATTAGGTGGTAATATTTCTTTAGATATAGGTGTTTTAAATATTTCTGAAAACATCCCAAATATGAAAATTCTTGATTTTCTTAATGGTATGTTTAAAATGTTTAATCTAACTTCTTATATAGATTTTAATGGTGAGATAGTAGTAAGAAGATTAGATGATTATTTTGCTGGTGGTGAAACTCATGATATAACAGAATACATCAAAACAGATACACATTCAATAGATAAAACAATACCTTATAGTGAAATAGATTTAGAATATGCAGAACCTAAAAGTATTTTAGCACAAAGGTTTTTGAATACTAATAATAGAAAGTATGGTGAGGTAGAATATAAAACTGATGCAACTGATAATAAAATATATAAAGTAACAGTACCATTTGAACATATGTTGTTTAGTAGGTTAAGTGATTTAACTTCAGGAGCTTTTACAGATGTACAGACAGGTTGCTTTTTAGATGAAGAATTAAATCCAAGCATAGGACAACCATTATTATTTTATGGTATTCAAAGAACTGGTATTAGTACAGGTATAAACTATGTATTTGGCACATCAAGACCTGATACCTATGCAGCTTTATGTCCAACTGGTTCAAGCAATAGCACATTAACAAGTTATTTTATGCCACATCATGCTAATGAATTAGGTAGTGTAGGCACAGCACCAACATACAACCTCAACTTTGGTAGTGAAATAGATACTTACAACTTGACTGACTATGCTGGTCAAAATAATTCATTG